CCTGGTATTTGCAATTTTTCATATTGAAATTCTTTTCCTTTCCAAGGTCTTTTGATTTCAACTTCACAATAAAAATCTCCATTAGAATATTCATCACCACCCACAGGTGTAACTATTAAGTCAGGGCCATATCTATCTGTGTTATCTACTACATGATAGCCTTTGGCTTTCCAATATCTTTTACCTGCATCTCTTGCAAGTTTATCAAACTCTTCAAATAATTTTCTATCAAATTTTTTAAACATAATTTACCCCTCACAAGCAACACATTCTGCTGCATCTTTTAAAGCATCTCTTGGAATCTGAGTGCCTACTTTATCTGCTTGGTTTGCTGCACTAGTTCTTAAATAATATAAACCTTTTAAATCTGCTTTCCAAGCTCTTACATGCACAGAATTAACATAACTTTTATCACTACCAGCAGGAAAGAATAAATTAACTGACTGCCCTTGGCATATAAATGTTTGTCTATCTGAAGCATGTTCTATGATCCACTCTTGATCTAATTCAAAAGCTGTTTTAAATATAGACTTCTCATAATCATTTAAAAAAGAACAATGCTTTACAGACCCTTCATTACCAATGATAGATTTCCATACCTCATCTGTATTTTTTTGATATTTTAATAATACCTTTTCTAAATATTTATTTTTAATTAAGTGCGAACCTACTCTAGTTCTATGTACATAAGCATTAGATTTAACAGGTTCAATACTAGGTGTGCATCCACATATGATAGAGCTATTAGCATTAGGTGCAATAGCTAGTAAGTGTGCATTACGTTTGCCTGAACCTTTCATATCTGATGGCTCACCTTTTTCTTTAGCTATTAATCTACTTTCTTCTAAAGAATGCATTTTCATATCTCTAAAGATACGTTTATTTAAACCCTTTGCAACAGCACTTTCAAAAGATACATTCATTTTTTGTAAGTAACCATGAAACCCCATAGCACCTAGTCCTAAAGATCGTTCAGCTATGGCACTACGTTTAGCTTTAACTAAATCATCAGGTGCATTATCAATAAACTTTTGTAACACATTATCTAAGAATCTAGTTAGATCTCTGATCATAGTGGTATTTTTCCACTCATCATACTTTTCTAAGTTAACACTAGACAAACAACATACAGCAGTACGTTCTTCATTAGTAGCTAAATGTATTTCATTACATAAATTGCTACCATGTATTTTTAAACCTAACTTCTTTTGTTCTTCAGGTAGATGTTTATTAGCTGTGTCTATAAAGTTTACATAAGGTGAGCCTGTTCTAAACCTAGCTTCTAATATACGTTGCCATAAATCCCTAGCTAATATAGTATCTCTTACTACCTGTGTATCTGGATCTTTTAATTCCCACATACTGTCAGATTCTACAGCTTTCATAAAGTTATCAGATACGTTAATAGCATTGAATAGATTAAAACATTTACGATTAGCATCACCTCCAGTAGGTAACTTAAAATTACAGAACTCCACAATATCAGGGTGAGATACGTCCATGTATGCTGCATAGCTACCTTTCCTAGTTTTACCTTGTTTGTATGCTGTCATTTGTGAATCAACAACCTTTAAAAAAGGAATAGGGCCAGGGGATTTATCACCGACTGCCCTCACATCAGACCAGTGACCCCCAACCCCACCACCTTTAACAGATAACCATGCTACTTCAGAGTTGTGAGATATTAAATTTTGTAATGTATCACCTACATAAGTTAAGAAACAAGATATAGGTAAAGCTTTCCACTTTTTACCTATGTTAGGTGCATTACTAAGGACAGGACTAGCAAACATAAACCATCTCTTACTAGCATAATCATATATACGTTGTGCAAATTTTAAGTCACCTTCACAATATGCAACAGATGCTCTAGCAAAAGCTTCTTGAGGAGATGTCTCATGCTTAAGCATATAGTAATCTCTCAGTAGTTCTTTAGCTTGTTTAGATAAATCTGTATCTCTTGTATAACAAATGTTAATACCACTATAACTTATAGTATCCATTACCAATTTTTTCCTTTAGTTTTTTTTAGTAGCTCAATCATTTTATTTAAGTACCATAAACATTTCTCAGCATTTTCTAAGGCACTTCCTTTGTGCCACATTCTTAGTAAATACTTGATACAGTTTCCTTGACAGTACGATATTGCTTCGTAGTCACCTAATGTATCTACAATTACATCTATGGTTTCATACTTGCCTTTATTATAATGGGGAGGATGATTAACTAAATCAACATCATATATACTTCCTTTTTCTTTTTTCCAAAACTCTTCATTTTGTTTTTCCCAATTATACAAATCATCTCTTAGTTTCAATGTATATCTCCCTCAGTCTTTGTCCAAGTAGATAATTTTATTACATTGTCAGGAGTGTTTTCATATTCTGAGAACCCCTCTTCTTGTGCCACTTCATCCATCTTGTCTGAAACTCTTTTAGCAAACTCTAAATCTGTATTTAAAAGATGAAAGCATGTAACTAAAGCATACAATACATCTCTTAATTGTTCTGTATCTTCATCATTTAATTTTTTTGAAGGCATTATCACAGCAGATAAATCAACTGTGCTATTCCATTTCTTATTAGTAAACTTAGGTTTTAATATTAAAGCTAAGTCATCTTCCCCTATAGGGTTTTCATTATCTGTTTCAAAGTCAATCATTTTTTTTCTCCTGGAAAGGGTATAAAAGTTAGTATTTTTTCTGATGATCCGTCTTCATCAATCCACTCACTAGGTATTAGTTTTAAATGATACAAAAATCCGTACCTATTACACCAATCTGCATAAGTAGTTTTACTTTTCTTACTGAGTTTTCTTTTTATAGATTCAAAAACAAATCGTATGTCTAAGGTAGGGTGCTGTTTTTTAATCAGTAAATGTTTACGTCTATCTTGTGCTGTAAATAAACCTTTGCTTTCTATTATTATTCCGTTAGGTAATAGAAAGTCAGGAGTATATTTTCTGTATGATAAATCTTCCCACTCAATCTTTAAGGGTTCATACTTAGCAACAACACCTTTACTTTGTAAATCTTTTTGTACCTTAACCTCTAATCCACTTCTATAACCTTTACGTTTAGAAGCTGCAAAAGATTTAGCATTAAACACTTCGGATCTCTGTATAACAAACCATTGGAGGTATCTCTGCTTTAGAAACTAGTGATGGTCTTTCCTGTAGGTTAGGCCAACAAGCATGTTTGTAATTACAAAAATTACATTCGATACCTAGCTTACGATTGCCTGATGGTTTTTTTCGGTAGGTTTCTTCAACGTCCTGATAGCATCTCCGAAATCTATTTTCTTCAAGTTCTTCAGTTAGAGCTTTAGTTTTTTTAACGCAGATATCCGTGTTTATGTTAGAGGCAGCAACATATTTAAAATTACCATTAGCTTTATTGATAACCCACCAACCACCAGGCTTTGTCTTTGTAGCTAAAGAATACCCTGCCAATTGGGATACATAACCAAAGGAATCGTGTTCAGCAAGAGTGTTGTAGTCCTTAAATTTATTTTCATAAGACCAAGGACTAGCAGATTTTATATCATCTACAGCATCATTTGTAATGAGGTCAGGAGTACCATCAATAGACTTACCATTGTCTAATTTAAGAGTAACCTTTTCACCATTCTTGTATTCAACACCAGCTTGCTTAAGTATACCTTTGAATACAGCTTCAACTATGTCACCCATCATCATGGTCATAATAAAACTAGCTGTTGGTTTACTAGCAGCTTCAGGTTTGTTTTTATCAAACCATAGTTGACAATAACTCCTACCAATATTTGACATTCTTAACGTAAATTTATTGGATCGTTTGTCAACAAACTGTTTTGTTAAAGCCTCACGAACATCATTAGTAATTTGATCTATAACTTCAGGTGACATAACAGAGTCTTCTGATCTAAGACCACTAAGATATTTGTGTATCTTTATTTCGGCAGGGTGATTCATTAAGCTGCTTCTTCTATATCCACAAACTCATCTACTACTTCCTTAGTTTCAGTGTCACTTTTATTTTTAAGTGCATCTGTATGAGCAGTTCTAATATAAGTGTTGTAGTTCTTAATCCACTCATTAAAGTTTGTAAAAGTTACCTCATCTTCTTCTTTAAGATTTATTTCAACTGGAGCTAGTTTAACTGTTGGCAGATAATACTTAGCCCCTGTAGGAATAGTCTTCTCTTCAGTTTCTATATCAATATCATGTTGAGGTAGTAAGTGATTCTTTTTAGCCATCTGTGCGATAGGAGCAGCAAAGGTTTTAAATGCATCTCTATTATCTACTTCCCAAATAAAAGGCACACTAGAAAAATCTTCCTTTACTTTATCTATTTCATTTCCTGATTCATCTACAGGATTATGCATAGTTACTTCACCAAACAAAACCCTCACACGTTTGATAGACTTTAAAAGATTTTTAGTTTCATCAGGTAAACTCTTATAATCCTCTATCCAACCACTAGGCTTACCACAGTTAGCACCACCTGTATTATCTATAAGATCTGATTTTAAATCATTAGCCATGATTGTTTTTACGAACATACCCTTACCATCATCTTGAGTGATGTATCTCTTATACATAAATTTTTGTTGGAACAATCTAATAGTAGCAGTAGTAGAAAATATTTTTCTATCGTCTTCAGGCATCTGTAAAACATAAGAGCCAGCATCTACTACCTCTACACGTTTAACTTTACCTTTGACAGTTGTTTCCCCCATCACTCCTGTATGGTTGATCTTTAATCTTGCTAATGTAGAGCCACCTTTTTTCTTCTCCATATCAGCACCCATGCCCATAGCTTCCGCAAGTTTATTAAAGCTGTTTGTATCTTTTAAGTTTACTAATTCAGTCATAATATTTGTTTCCTATTAAAGTTTATATATCTACTTGTTCTAACCAATCATTACCTATCTTTGCATCTAACAACAATGGCACATTAAAGTCTATGCCATATTTAGTTTCTAACAAACTAACTAAATTCTTTTCTACATCTTTAATTATGTCATGCACCTGAGTAACTTCATCAGGATGTATGTCTATAACTATAGAGTCGTGAACTGAGTTTACCACAACACTATTTAATTTGTCTAATCTATTATAGATTTCAACTAAAACTAATGGAACAATGTCGGCTGTGGCAAAAGATTGTACAGGATAATTTTTTAACTGTGTAAAATTTGTTACTGTTCCATCTCTCCTACGTTTTGTATCAGGAAAAGAAAACTCTCTACCACTTGGAGTTTTTATGTAGCCATAGCTAACAGCTTGAGTAGCTAGTTTTTTATGCCACTTACCAATGCCTTGATATTTCTCTAGGAAATGTTCATAGTACCTAGCTTCTGCTTTAGTCCTACCATAACCTGATGCTCCATATAAAGGTGCAAATGTATGTGCTTTAGCTACTTGCCTGGTAGTAGGTTGTCCTGCATCACTAATAACTTTGGCAGTATAAGCATGTACATCAAACCCTTCAGTCACTTCTTTAATAGCTATAGGGTCTTGACTTAGAAAAGCTGCCACTCTAAATTCTAATTGTGCAAAGTCAGCTTCCATAATCTTGCCACCTTTAAACCTAGAGATAAATACTTTCTTA